GTGTCAACTACAACGATTCTCGACGTTGCCCAGCAGAACCTTGCCAACAAGCAGGTGAAGGCATCAACCGTCTACCACTATCTGAGCACTCTGCGATGCCTCGACCTGTGTGAGGTACCGATCGAACAGGCAACCGTGGGCTTTCTGCACAACCGCCTGCAAACCGTGCTGAACCAATCCACCCGCAACAAGCACGCGATTGCACTGCGTTCGATGCTCGGTGTGCAGCTCAAAGTGTCCAAAGGGCAACCAAGGATCTACACACTTGCTCCGCTGACAACCATTCACCAGGCGATCGAATCGTCACGATACAAAATGTACGGCTTCTCAATGCTCTACGCAGGGCTTCGTTTGGGCGAATCTGTTGTGAAGCAACGTATTTCAGGAAATGTCATGCTGGTAGATCGGCAAATGCTACCTAACGGAACACTCAGCTCAGCCAAATCATCCGGTCCGGTCGTGGTTCCTGAGTGGTTCGCAGCGGAGTACGCGCAGTGGAACCCGAAGGTCACCCGAAACACTGTGTACCTGGGTCTGCAACGAGTAGGACGCAACGCAGAAATCGAAGTCACTCCGCATGCGCTCAGACACAAGTTCGCAACCGAACTCGTCAACAACGGCTGTTCACCGGAGATTCTGCGTAGACAGCTTCGGCACCACAGTGTGCAGACTTCGTTGACCTTCTACGTGCAAACCACAACCGATGACGTAGAAACCCAGGTCAAACGAGCATTCGGGTAGATACGGGCAACGGCAGACAGATCAGTCTGTCTGCCGTTGCTGTGTGGCCAGTATTTGGGCTGTAATCCTTTCTCTGTTTGACTCAATTGGCTGTCTGGTCAATCTGTACCCGGCAGAAAATCTGATTAATCTGAACTGCTCTCCAGAGTTGTAGAACGAAATTGTAACGACTGGTCTGTTCCGGCGATATATGGACAAACCTAACGAAACGGAGCAGCAACATGGCAAAGAAACTTCTATCTGTAGTCGGTGTTCTGGCGTTCGTTGGACTGGTGGTCTTCGGTGCATCCTGGTTGTACCGCGACAACGATGCAGATCAGAACACTGTCTACATCACTCGTACAGTGCAACCGGCTCAGGCAGCAGCTGACAATGTTGAGTTTCTTGAATGTGTAAAGACTGCCAGCAAGCATCTTGAGTCAATTGGTATTGAACGTGAACAGGCTATTGCGCAGGCAAAGACCAGCCCTCGTTGCTCTCCTCTTCGCTAACAGCGGGAATCTGTCAATTGAGATATAATAGAGGGGTGGGAAACCACAAAGTTCCCAGGAGTCGAACTAATTGAACATCTTCAATTCGGATAGTTGAAAGGACGGCAAGTTGGGCATTCTACAGACTTTTTGAAAGGAGTTACACAGATAAATGGCATATACAGTAGATAACATTATTCAGGGCGCAGCAGCACTTTACTTCGCACCTGTTAATACGTCTCTACCAAGTTTTACTTCCGGACAGCCAGCTAGTGAAACACAATTCACTACAGGAGGTTGGAAGCACATCGGTTTCACATCTGAGGGTGTGGAGGTCGAATACTCACCTGAGTACACTGACGTAGAAGTTGACCAGTTGCTTGACGCGGCGCTTTTGTTTAAGACAAAGCAGTCTGTATCGGTTAACACAACTTTGACAGAAGCTACACTTGAAAACCTTTTGTTCGTATGGGGTTTGAAGACAACAGCTTTGAAGTCAGCGGGCACAGCATGGGACGGTGACACTCTGGCAGCAGGCGAATCTGAGCTAGGTCTCGACGGTGGTTCTCTAAACGAGTTCCCTCACGAGCGTAGTCTTTCATTCGTTGGTCCAGGTCCACGTACCAACAGCCTTGTAACAAAGGAAAGAGTATACTTGCTACGCAGAGTTCTACAGACCGAAGCTTCAACTCACGGTCTAAAGAAGGCTGAAGCAACTACACTTCCAGTTTCCTTCCGTTGCTTGCCTGATCCAAGTAAGACCGGTTCAGGTTACGGTATCATCCGTGATCGCAAGATCGCTTGATAACCAATAGCTTATAAAAGAGGCAAGTTAGAGCAATCTAACTTGCCTCTTTTGCTATGTGCTAGTTTAGTTTCTCGATTGACTAAACCGCGCAAATCTGTCAACATAGATGAATTGCTAATGAACTCAGGCTTGCTGACAAACAGTTTGATTTCATTAGCAGCTAATGTCGTTCAATTTGCTAAATAGTGTAAAATATGACATAATATACATAGAGACAAGACAATATCCACGCCAGGATGAAACAGGGTCTTCCTAAAGTTTGCCGATATAGATAGACGAAAAGGCAATCACATTTTTTCCTGGCGGAGTGTGATTGCCTTTTCTTTTGTCTAAGTGCCAGAAGTTTGAAGCTCACTGGATCAACACTTGGGTATACCTGTTAGTCAATGGGGTAGGGAGAGATTCTTAGCGTTGTCTTGCTGGTAGTTAAAGCCTTCGGGTAAAGGAACGGAAAGCGGTATTCTTCAAAAGGCCGCTGAATCTACACCTTTCTACGAGTTCAGACTAAAGATGTTAAGAGTGGTCCTACGTAAGAGCTGGGAATCCAGCAAGTGTGATGAGCATCGCCCAATGCAGTGAGACAGGTTGAACCCTAGCTATAAAAAAGGACATTGCTACCCATGCTAGACCTATATCAAAAACAAGATGAAATCAAATATAATTAAACAGTTGAAAGTACTTTGATAGTAAATTTTGAAGAACAGAGACAAAGAGTCAGGTGTCGGGCACCTGTCGGTGCTTCGGAGACGCGCCTTCGGCTTGCTCCACCCTGGCTTTGTTCTTTATAGAGAAATTCCAATAAGGAAATTTGAGTTATAGAAGCAAAGAGAACAAACCAGAAGACTCAGAAGATACTTCAAGATAGGAAGAATCCAGGGGTTGAAGTTCAAAGAGTTTGCAGCTTCGCTGCCAGGACACTCACTGCGTTCGGTCCGACCCTAGTAGTTTTCTTCTATAGAGAAATACTGTTCTAGTAGTTATGTAGTAATTGTGAGCAACGAACTGTCAACCTAGCCCGGCTTTCGCCGGGTGTCTTGATGCTCTGTTTTCCTATAAGACGGTTTGCCGCTGATGAGCGAAGCGAAGAAGCGGAACAGGTAAGAAGTTGCAAGACGCAAGACCATCCTATTCGGTTCGGAACGAACCATTGAGGATGAATCAAATAGAAAGTAGATGGAAGATTTGAATGAAAAACAAATGAAAGAATGGAACACGCTTGCTGAGTATCGACAACTAGTCAGCAGGCAACAAGGTGAAGAACTTTTAAGAGTTGCTGAGCCAGAGTTCGCGGGTGATGAGATTGAATAAACATGATATGCAATCTTCAAAGAACGCTGATCAAGTCAGTCAGATATTTGAACAGATAGAACTATTGTTGATTGAGGCAGTCAAGCTAGGGTGTTCCAATGGTCGGATGAAGCTAGGTCTGAGACACTTACTAGGAAAGTTCACCAGAGACAGAGTGCAGTAATTAGAAAGAGGTCAGCAATAGTTGGCCTCTTTCTTCTATTCAGATAGTGATTGCTGCATCGTAGTTTACGATTAGAGAGACTAAAGTCGGCGGTAGGTAAGAATCTATAGCTGAACAATTCCAATCGCTTAGATACAGGCTCTGAAACTAACAGCGAATCATGAGATAATATGATATAATGAATGCAGAGAGTTCTGGTACGAAGTATCAAATTCAAAACTCTCGTAGGAGTTAAAATGTGCGAGGCACAGGATTCAAATTCGAAGTATATTACATGGTGTGACCAGTGCGCTGATGATGATTGTGATCACGATACTAGATGGTTCATTGGTGTGATCTGACATGGAATACGAAGAATCGAAAAGCATTGCAGCAGAAGAGAAGTCAGACGAACAGCTAGTTGCAGAGATGACACAGTACATACAAGAACTGTTCAGATCGGCAGATTGCAATGAGTGAGGCTGAGTTCAGGGAAATTGCTGAATTGGCAAGACGAATCATGCTTGAGGAGTCGGCAAAGTATGGCAGAGACGGTCAACTTTTGCCGGGTGCGATTGCAAAGTTCGATAGATGTGGTCGGTTGATTTATGAAGCGGATTAAACACACGGTTGTAGGTGAATGCTGGAAGTACGTTGGACCGTTGGACAATGACGGCTACGGGCGAATTTACTTCAATAGTAAGTCCTATCAAGTACACCGGGTCATCTATCAATTGTTTGTTGGGCCGATACCAGATAATCGTGCAGTGAAAACGACGTGTGGTTCAAGAGACTGCATCAGAGTCTCGCATCTGTTCATTTCTGAGAAGATGAAACGAGATCCTGTGAAGTTTACGCATTGCAAGCGCGGCCACGAGTTCAAAGACCCGAATATCCGGTATCAAAAATCGGGTCGAACATGCAAGATATGCGTAGCGCTAAGGCAAAGAGAAAGGAACAAAGCGAAGAAACTAAATGAATGATAAAGTAGAGACTAGTGTGACTCAATCAACTAGTGAAACAGAAGACGAATATTCCAGAGTTTTGGAGTATACAGTAAATGAAAACAACTGTCATATCTTCAAGCTATCTGCAAGAGATAGAAACGGATATGGAGTTGTCAAGATCGACGGTAAGAACTGGTATGCACATAAGTACGTGTACGAACAGAAGAATGGTCCAGTTCCGGCCGGTTTGGAAGTAATGCATCTATGCAAAAAGCAACGTGATTGCATCAACCCAAATCATCTGAAAGCTGGCACACATGCTGACAACATGGCTCAGATTCCAGAGGACAGAAAGAACTTCTGTGCAGTAGGTCATGAACAGAACAGAACTAGTTCGTACTGGTTTGCTGACTCGTTGATCTGCAAGATATGCAAGGCTGAAAAATTGGCGGTACGCAGAGATGAATGAACAAGACATTGCATACCGTAAATACTTGATAATCTCGAAAATTGCCGGGGTGCAGATTCCGATAGAAGAAACACCCAATAACGTACAAAAAGTAGTAGATGAAATGAATAGAAAGTTCTGGGTAGAAGACTTCATGCAGCTTCGCTGCCGGTAAGCAATCAGGCAACCAAGCAAGCATAATGCAAGGTCGGAGCAATATATAGGTATTGCTATCCGGCGTCTGTACTTAAAAGCAGTGTTCATTTTTTTACACAACTCTGACAGTCAGACGGAAAGCTAGACCAAATCAAATAAGAAAAAGGAGATAGAAATGAAAGTCATAATCAATAAAGAGGTGCTGCTGAATGGCGAAATATTCAGAGGCTGAACGCAGAGCATTCGCTGAACTGGCGGGTGATGTTGGGCTTGCCAGAGCGAAGCGAGAACTTCAATATCCGTCAAGCTGGTCAACAGGCAAAAAGTGGTGTGAAGAGTTCGGCATAGAGATTGAACTCGATGACCTCAAATCTAAAGCAGCACAGTACAACTCGTTCTATGAAGAGACTGAGTTAAGGATCGCTCAACAGGACTTGCTCAGCCGTGCTCTGGAACTGATGGACGATCCGAACTTGACACCTGCCGAACTCGACAAGATCGCTGCAACGATGAAGCGTGCAACAGACAGCATTCAGATGCTCAGAGGCAAGGCAACCAATCGAACAGCGGTCGAAGACACGACTGACGTTGAAGCGTTGAAGATATACGACGAGTTCCAGCGAAGCAGAGCTGATGATGCGTGAATCCGTTGGAGTACATCAGTCAGTTTCCGCGTGAACTCATTGCTTCGTCAGAGGGTAGAAGACTGCTGACCAGGGATGATCCTCTGTTGTTCAGTGTGGTCTATCTCAGTCATTCGATCAGGTTCGAAGGTCAAGAACCATCGTTCAGTCAGTTCCATCTTGACCTGGCTGAGTATGCCAAGTCTTGGATGCAGACCGATTCCCAACGAGACTGCTGGATTGCTCCGCGTGAAGCTGGCAAGTCTCAGTGGTTGTTCAAGATTCTGCCGTTGTGGGCAGCAAGTCATGGTCACCTGAAGTTCATTGCAGCCTTCTCGGATGCTGGCTCACAAGCGACTGATCATCTTGATTCGTTCAAGTTCGAACTAGATCACAACAAGCTGTTGCGCAAAGACTATCCAGAGTTGTGCAAGCCGATGATGCGCGGTGCAGTGAAGAGGTATGTCAGTCAGAGCAACGAGCAGATTCAGCAAGCCAATGGATTCAGCTTCTCGGCAAAAGGCATTGATGCAAAATCGCTGGGTATGAAGATCGGTGATCAAAGACCTGATCTGATTTTGTTGGATGATATTGAACCAACTGAATCCAACTACTCAGTCAATGAAGCAGAGAAGCGCAAGAGAACAATGCTTGATGGAATCTTCTATCTGGGATCAAGAGCGAAGATCGTTATCGTTGGTACTACTACAATGCCTGGTTCAATCATCGACCAATGTCGCAAGGTTGCAGCGCAGAAATCGTTACAAACGAATCAGGATTCAAGTTTCGAAACTAGTTCGCAAAGCGAATCAAGTAGAGCCGATAATATTGATTATGTAAGTCTGACTAAGGATAACCTAACGAGTTCTAATTTGGTTTCTGGTACTTCAGATCATCTAGAGACGATTGAAGATGCTTTTAGTCAGTCAGTGACCGGAAAGGGGATTAAGTCGCTCAGATCGGAAACTACGAGTTGTATTTCGGTATGTCAGGATGATGAATCAGTTGGCTCTATTGGTTCATTGTCAAGTTCGGAAAATCAGAGCATTGATAGGCAAGATGGATTTATTAGCAAGAGTGTTAACGAACTCGTTGATAACGATTCTGAAGTTCGCTTGACTTCGGCTGAGAAAAGTGATCTTAAATCAGAACGCGATTTTCTAGGCACTTCTACATCTACATTTTCTATAAGTCAGCCAGACAATCGGACACAACCATCTTTTTTTGAAAAGCAGCAGCTAGAGCTTGAAAAATTCAATATCAAGTCAGAACCTAATAGGGGAGAAGCTGACATTGAACAGACAGAGCTTGATGATTCGATTGATGCTGAATTGCAATGGGTTTTGGATGAACGAATCAATGTTCATTACTACCCGGCGATTGTCGTAGATTCTGACGGCAACGAGCAGTCATGGTGGCCTGAGTTCAAGTCAATGCAGGTTCTGAATCGTGATCGTCATACCAGAGCATTTGCTATGAACATGATGAACAGACCAGTCAACGTAGATGCTCAATACTGGAACGAGCAGGACATTGTGATTACGGAGGCTGAGAGCTACGTCAGAACCCTGATCAGTGTTGACCCAGCAGTGAGTACCAAGACTTCGAACGATTACACCGCTTTGGTTGTTGTCTCGTTGGCCAGTGACGGCAAAGTTTACGTACGTCATGCCGAACAGCTCAGACTTGTCAGCACGGAACTCAAAGAACGAGTGAACGATTTGATCGAGCTTTTTGATGTTGGTCTTGTCTATGTCGAGACAAACCAGGGTGGCAATTTATGGAAGTCTGTATTTGACGGAGTAAAGGCGAACTTCAGATCAGTGCATCAGACTGAACCGAAAGCTTTGCGAGCAGCTAGAGCGCTGGACTACTACCGTAAAGACAAGGTTCGTCATACCCGTCACTTTGATCAGCTTGAAGAACAGATGTATTCGTTTCCGAAGGTTGCGCATGATGACTTGATTGACGCAATGGGTACAGGTGTCCACTACTTTCTATCGGCTAGTAGTCAGCCTAAAGCAGTACGTAAAACATATATTTAGAAAATGAACTATCATATAAAGGTAGTTACTACAAAAAGGAGAGTTATTAAGAAAGAATATGTCAGAATTGAAAACAGCAGTACAAACTATTTTAGATAGAGCGAAGGACTATCAAACGGCGCAAAGGTACTATGAAGGTACCGTCGATGAAATCTTTGCAAGTGCCAAGGTCAAACGAGCACTAGAAAAAACAGGCAATCAGTTCCGCGTGAACTATGCCAAAACACCTGTTGATGCAGTCGGTTCACGATTGGAAATAACAGGTGTGGCGACACTCAGCGATCAGGCCAAGCAGGTCGTAGATCAGGCATGGCAACAAAACAACCTTGAGCTTGAGTTGTCTCAGATCATCACCAATACGTTGATTTACGGAGATTCGTACGTCTTTGTGTGGCCTGACGAGCACGATCAGACACAGATTTACTACAACAGTCCGTTGTCAACAGTCGTCATCTATGACGTAGAGAACCCTCGCAAGCCTGCCTATGCAGCGAAGCTATGGACGATCGAGCTGGAAGACGGCAGACAACGAGTTCGGGTCAATCTGTACTTTGCCGGCCGAATCTGCAAGTTCATCAGCAAGTCAGAATCTCTGCCAATGACAGTGCAGGACAGTGACTTTGAGCCGTTCATTGACGAAGGCACTGACGAGCAAGGTCAGCTAGTCAACGAGTACGGTCAAATTCCGATCTTTCATCTCAGTACAGGCACACCAGAGCACCTGGCGGCATACGGACCACAGAACGCAATCAACAAGCTTCTGATCAGTCAGATGAGCAGCGTGGAGGCATACGGCTTTCCAACGCGCTACGTGATCGCTGGTGACCACACAGGCAGTCCTAGTGACTTCGGTGACGATGACGACAGCAACACGCTGAGCAACGAGCCTGGCGAACTCTGGTGGCTTCAAAACGTCAACAAGGTTGGTCAGTTCGATCCTGCCAAGCCAGAGACGCTGATCAGTCCGTACAGGGAGTACGTCCGCGCTATGGCGTCAGTGACCAGCACACCGCTGAGCTACTTCGAGAACACACAGACGAACGTGTCAGGTGAAGCGCTCAGAGCTGCCGAAGCACCGCTAGTCAAGAAAGTCCGATTGCGTCAGCTTGCCATCGGCTCAGCTCTGCGCAAGATGTTCCTGTTTGTGTTGAAGCTCAATCAGATTGACGAAGACGTACAGCTTCAATGGCGCCAGATCGAATCAATCGACACGTCAGAAACCTGGGACATTATCAAGAAAAAGCGTGACGCTGGTCTGCCAGCAGAACAAATTTGGCTTGAACATGGGTACGACACAGCTCTGATTGAGCAGTGGAAGAAAGCTGGTCTATTGGATCAGCCAGCAACAACAAATATTACAGAAAATGGAGATGAAGCAGCATGAACGAAGAAATTGAGACAAATGAGCTTGACCAAATCAGGGAAGCTCTGAAAACGGCTAACGGAGAATCAGCAGCCAATAGACACAAGGTGAAAGAGCTTGAACAGCAAGTGCAAGCATTGTCGGAAACGGCAGAGCGTGTGACTGCAAAGTACCGTCAAGTGCAGATTGATGCTCAGCTTGAACGCAACGGAATTACGAACACAAAGATCACAAAGTTGCTCGATCTGGGTCAGATTGAACTTGACGATGACGGTAATGTGACCGGTCTCGATGAGCAGATCGAATCAGTCAAGTCAGAGTTTCCTGAGTTGTTTGAGGTTAAGCGATCAGCGCCAAAGGTTGATGCAGCAGATAAGCCAGCAATCAAGCGCCCGCTAACGAGTGCTGAACGATTGCTTGGAGCGAGTTAACGCAATTCTTGATATAATAGAAATAACATAGAGTGAGATGCTCGTTAGTTATGGAGTGAGATACGAAATAGCTTTAGTCTATGCGGGACGTTAAACCGTAAATTCATAATGAAAGTAGTTTTTTGAAATAGTAGCAATTAATGCAAATGCTTGGATTCCTGAAGAGTATGGTTCCGAGGTCATTCAGACAGTAGAGCAGTTTTCCGCTGTAGAAGCGGTAGGTAGACACGTCAACATGAAGTCGAACATCTTCGAGGCTCCACGAATGGGAGACGTTGATGTTGTAGTTCTTCCGAAAGGCGGAGTATACCCAGAGGATCAGCCTCAGTTGGATAATGTCGAATTGAAGGCAGCGAAGTTCACGAACCGAATTATTATCGCCGAAGAAGACTTAGACGATGCAAATGTAAACGTGATCGTCGAGTTTCAGAAGGGTTGGGCAACCAACTACGCACGAAAGTTTGACAACGCGTGTCTAGGAACAACAGCCGTAGCAAACGGCGTCAGTGTTCCATTCACCTCTGTTTACAAAGAGGCTGGATCAGCAGTAATCAAGACTGCTGGACCGTTGACATACGCTGACGTGTCCGACGTTTTGAGCCTGGCTGAGAACGGACGCTATTTTGCCGATCCCGACACAATTGTGATTGCGCATACCAGCTTCAAGGGACAGCTACGAGGACTCGTAGACGGCAACGGGCGACCACTGTTCATCGAACAGGTTTCAGCTGGACAGCCTCAGACACTGTTCGGTTACGAGATTCGTTTCAGTGATGGAGCGAAGACCAGCGCGGCCGCACAGTGGAACCCAACAGGTAATCCATTGCTGATCGTAGGTAATCGTAAGCACCTTATCGTTGGTGACCGTACACCGATTGAGTCTCAGATCAGCTTTGATGCCGGATATGGCACCGATGAGCCACATATCAAGATGCGTACACGTAAGGCATTCGCTGTCGGACGTAAGGAAGCATTCGGTGTTCTGGAAGTAACAGGAGCGTAAGCAATTCGGAACAGCTCAGCGTTCAATGCGAGCGTTGGGCTGTTCTGTTTTCCATATGAAAAAGTATGACTATGAGTTTCAACTGAGTTTGCCTACAATCGACTACTTTCACACGGTAGCAATGACTGTTGGATTCAGCACTGCTGAAATGTACTTGCAACTAGGCAATTCAGATTTCAAGACTAAGCTGCGTGATCGAACATGAGAAAGTTCTATGTCGGTCAGCGTCCAACAGGTTCAGTCTTGTTCAAGATCGTAGATGAGCACAAGCAGCCGATAGATGTAATGCGATACCTGACGGCAAAGGTGTTCATTCGTAGACCTGATGGTTCAGTGTATTCGGAGGGTTCAGCGATTCCGGTCAATTCTCGTTACAACGCTATCGAATACGAGTTTGGTGAAAACAGTCCGTTTGTAGTGGCTGGTGAATATCAGATTCAGATTCGGTTAAGTATGGATCTGGGAGACTGTACCGGACCGTTCGACTACACAGACATTATCGCTATCGACGTTATAGAAAGTTTGGAGGGAAGCTAAAGATGTTAGCAACAGATGCAGATGTACTAGATATGACTGGATATACAGTCAATGATCAGCAGATCAGACAAGCTCAGGGAATCGTGGAAGTGATTGCCGGTAGGCCGGAGAGTCTTGTCACGAACGAAACAGACAAGCATTGGCTGAAGTATGCAGTCTGCTGGCAAGCAGCTTATTTGGACAACTCAGACGTGTTCGCACAAGCAAATGTAGAACAGGTGAAGCAGGACAAGACCACTGTTACCTATGGTGATAATACGTACGCCGTCAGTCCGCTGGTGGTTGAAGCAGTCAAGCAGCTCAGCTGGAACAAGTCTCGTTCGATCATGACCGGACCGAATACAGTGAAGGCGAATCGTATGCCTGATTGGTGGTACTGGTGATGCCTAGATTCATTGTTCGATCATGGCCAAGTCTGGTGGATATTTACACTGAGACGATCAGCTATGACCCTGAGTCGTTAGAAACGATTCGTGTATGGAACTATCTTGATCCTGAGACGGTCGAGTGCAACGTGGTTGCGTTGAATCCAGAAGACAGCTTGGAAACCTTCGGGCCAGAGTATGTCAACAAAAAGTTCGTCAAGCTCGAAATTCCAACAGGTCAGTTCGATCTAGGTCAACAGGCTGGAAACTTGAGAAGCAAAGACGGCAAGCAGCGTTATTATCAGCGGTTCATTGACGGAGACTTCTACCCTGAAGTGTTCAACATCAGCAACATAGGAACTCGTACCGACATTAACGGTCAGATTGACTGCTACGAGCTGTATTTAGAGCTGTATGCAACGACAATCAAAAAGATTGCTAGATAG